TTAGTATAGTTGAAGAGATTGGATATAGAGCCTCACTTGGATACTATGTATCTTTAAACAATCAACATAGTGGTGTATGGTTACAACATCAAGAAAGAGATTTAATATTAGGCATACCACTAACAGAGGAATGGTTATTAAGGATGGGATTTGAGAAAAGTGATAACTATGGCAATGATGAATATAGATTAGATGGTTATTCATATTTTCGTGGAAGATTTTATATTTCAGATTGTGATGAATGTGGCGAAGATGTAGAGATTAATTTTGTACACGAATTGCAAAACCTTTACTTTGCCCTAACTAAAAAAGAACTAACTATGAAGTGATGTTTTACATTAATATTGAAATAACGAAAGACAAACCAAAAGAGAAACCCAAACAGGTTACAGATAACGAACCAACACAAAATATAAAAACAACAAAATAATGAGCGAAAAAATTTACTGCGGCAACGCTAAAACAATCGAAACTAAGTTTGGCAAGATGCTAAAGATTAGTTTTTCAAAATCAGACCTCCAAGCATTGAACAAGGCAATGGAAGGTAAAGAGTGGGTTAATTGCAACCTTAAAAAGAAACAAACAATAGTAGAGGGTAAGCCTACTCACTATCTTGAAATCGATACTTATGTTAAACCAACGGACTCAAGAAGTCAAGTAAACGATGCAGAAAACTTGACAAATGATAATGACCTGCCATTCTGATTAACCGAACAACTTAATAAATACGGATGGAAACAAAAGAAATAAAAGTAGGGGATTATATCAGAGGCTTTAAAGCAAAAGTTGGTGAATTTATAATAAATGATAAATATATAGGATTAATAGCTAAAGTAATTGGAGTTAATAAAAATACTATCCATGTTGAATTTTCAGATGGTAAAAATTGGTGGTATGAAATAGACCAAGCTATTGAACATTTAGTAGTTGACTATTACACATTAAGTAAAATATTTGATAGTTTACCTAAATCAAATAAACTTATTGATTTTGAACTAAAAGACAACATAAACCCTGACCACTATAAGAGTAAGTCTAAAGAAACAATAGAACGCCTACAAGACAATCTAACTCAAGGAGAGTTCAAAGGTTATCTAAAAGGAAACATATTAAAGTACTTAGACCGCTATGAACATAAGAACGGAGTGGAAGATTTGTCCAAGGCGAATTGGTATTTGAATAAATTAATTGAATTAGAGAAATGAATAAAGAAGTAAAAGTAAAGTTAGAGAATAAATTGTATTCAGATATACTTGAACTTGAAAGGTTTAAAACATACGCTGACCAATTAATAAATAAAATACATACAAGTCATTGCGCATTAAGACCTGACTCAAAAGTAGCAGTAAAAGAGTTTGGAATAAAATATGGTAGTATATTATCAACAATAGCATTTTATTTAGAACAATACGAAATTCAACAAAACCAACATAAAGAAAGTAATGGCTAAACATAAATATATAGAAACACCTGAAAAACTTTGGGAATACTTTTTAGCCTATGTAGAACACGAAAGAAATAACCCTATGTTAAAACGTGAGTATGTAGGTAAAGATGGTAATGAGGTTAATACACCTTTACAAGTACCAATCACATTTGAGGGGTTTGAATGTTATCTACAAGACCAAGATATAATTGAGGATTTAGGTAAGTATTCAGCCAATACAGATAAAGCATACACTGAATATGTTACCATCATTATGCGTATTAGACAAAATTGTTTCGTTCAAAACTTTAAAGGTGCATCAGTTGGACTATTCAATGCAAACATCATTGCTAAGAAATTAGGATTGATTGAGAAATCACAAACGACTATAATTGAACAGGCTTTGTTTCCTGATGTAGAGTAATATGTTTGTCCGTACTAAAGCAATTAATAAACTACTTAAATTAAAGAACCGTACTAAGATAGTGCAGGGTTCAAGTAGTGCAGGAAAGACTTATGGAATACTTGCGATACTAATTGATAGGGCAACAAAGAAAGATAAGTTAGAGATAAGTGTAGTTAGTGAAACAATCCCTCACTTGCGTAGGGGTGCAATGAAAGACTTTTTAAAGTTGATGGTATGGACTAATAGATTTAATGAGGCGCATTGGAATAAGACATTATTAACTTACACCTTTGCAAATGGAAGTTACATTGAGTTCTTTAGTGCAGACCAAGAAACAAAGATACGAGGTGCAAGGCGTGATATACTTTACATCAATGAGTGCAACAATATTCAGTTTGAAACTTACCACCAATTAAGCATAAGAACTAATAAAGAGGTTTGGCTTGATTATAACCCAAGTTCTGAGTTTTGGGCACACACTGAATTGAAAGGCGAAGTAGATACGGACTTTATTATTATAACCTATCAGGACAATGAGGCATTAGACCAAGCTATTGTCAAAGAAATTGAGAAAGCGAAAGTAAAAGGAGATACTTCGGACTATTGGAGAAATTGGTATCAAGTGTATGGATTAGGGCAACTCGGTCAAGTACAAGGTACTATATTCACTAATTGGCATCAGATAGACAATGTTCCACAGGAGGCTAAGTATATCGGGATTGGATTGGACTTTGGTTATAGCAATGACCCGACTGCAATAGTAATGGTTTACAAATGGAACAATGAATTTATACTTGATGAAATAGCCTATCAAAAAGAATTAAGTAATAAAGCAATAGCAGACATTCTAAAGCCTTATGGCGGTTTGGTGGTATGTGATAGTGCCGAACCTAAATCAATAGCAGACTTAAGGAGTTATGGAATTAATGCAACACCATGCGTAAAGGGTAAGGACTCAATAATAAATGGAATACAAAAGATACAGGCACTTGAAAGAATACACATCACTAAGCGTTCAACTAACTTAATCAAAGAGTTTAGGGGTTATGTTTGGAAAACGGATAGAAACGGAACTGCATTGAATGAGCCTATTGATTTTCTAAATCATGGAGTTGATGCAATTAGATATATCCTCAGTCATGTTATCGTATCCCCTAACTATGGTAAGTATCATTTAAGGTAAGTTTATTTTGTTTATATAAAATAAATAGTTTAATTTTGCTAAATGAAAATAACAGATAAAATAGAAATTACAAACGAGGATAATATGGAGTTGATGAAAAGATACCCCGATAATTACTTTGACTTAGCTATTGTTGACCCGCCGTATGGAATAAGCATAAGTTCAAATCCTGTTAGGCAACAACATAAAAAAAAGAATTGGGATGATGAAATACCTTTAGAAAAATATTTTAATGAATTAAAAAGAGTATCTAAAAATTATATAATTTGGGGTGGAAATTATTTTATTGATTATTTAAACAATTCTCAAGGATTTATAATTTGGGACAAAAAACAACCTGAAAACTTTAGTTTAGCAATGGCAGAATTTGCTTATAGTTCAATTCAAAGTCCTGCAAAAATATTTAGATATTCAGTTTTAACAGAACAAAATAAAATACACCCTACTCAAAAACCCGTTGCACTTTATAAATGGCTTTTAGATAAATATGCAAAGCCAAATAATAAGATACTAGACACTCATTTAGGTTCAATGAGTATAGCAATAGCGTGTATAGATTATGGATTTGAATTAGTAGGGTGCGAACTTGATACTGAGTACTATGATAAAGGAATTAAAAGGGTGCAGAACCATTTACTTCAACAAAAGTTATTCTAAGCTAACAATAAAGATTAATTAAATTTGTTTTATAATAGATGACATTCAGCAACGTAACAATACTACAATTTCAGAAACTACAAGCAGCCTTTAAACACTTTGATGGTAACGCTTATGAAGTAGGTATGGCTATACTCGACATCTTTGAGGGTGTGCCCAAGACCTTATCAAGTCAATGGCTAGTTAAAGACTTTGACAAAAGGTTAGCTAAGTATCAATTCTTAATCGATGCTGAGATGAAAGACAATGAGTGGGTTAAGGAGTTTGAATTGAATGGTAAGGTTTACAAGGTTACTCAACAAGTACATCATTGGAATGTTGAGCAATGGGTAAGCATGGGAACTTTAACACAAGACCCTGATAAGATAATTGAGAACGTACATTTGATATTAGCAACCTTATGCACAGATGAAAGAGATATAATGGATAGGGCTAATGAGTTTCAAAACGATTTA